CATTGGGTTGGCAGCGCAAGACGCATGGGCCAATAACAAAACCATCTGTACACCAGTTCGGTGTTGGCAAGATCGGGGTAGTAGTAATAATGGGAGGCGTTACTATTGCAATAGGGCCATCAACGGGGCCACTCACAAAGGTAACGGTAGGTGCAGATGCTGGTGTAGGTTGCGTACCACTCGGGCCAAGCACAAAGGGGTTAGGTGGCACAGCGTCAAAATTCAGTTTGACAGCCATTGATTTAACTGGAGGCATGACAGGAATAGCAGGGTCAGATCCCACGCCACAGCCCGACAAAGCAAGACACATAAGCATTGCGTATTTCATCTCAGTTCCTTAGTTTGTACATAATAAATTCAAGAGTTCCCCAACCGATAAACCCAGCAGCAAGCACAGACACAAACCCAATTAACAAAATGTTTACTGTCTCTGCCATATTTTCTCTGCGCTGCTTTGCTTTGGCCTCTGCCTCACGTTCCTCACGTTTTCGGTTAGCCACAATCATGTTGTATTCAGCTTGGATGGCTTCCCACACATCACCCTGACCAGACCAAATCAACTTTTCTTTTAATTCCTTTTCCGCATCTCGCAAGGCTTTGGCCTGCATTACGGTGTCTAAAGCCTGCCCCATGTCAGACTTTGATTTTTTCTTATCGTGTACAGCAGCCTTGGCTACTGTATCCCTATGCTCAAAAAACTTTATTAAGTCACCACTACATTCCTGTAGGTCTTTACCCATCTGGATGGCTTCTTTGACCCCTGCAATAGTGCTTTTTGCTATTGCAAACGCAGCACTAATGGTAATTGGATCAATCATTTATCCGCTTTAGTGTCTAACTTATCAAATATTTTTGACAGCATTTCTTTGACTTCATGAATATCGCGCCTGTAATCGTCTTTGGAAACGTAATTTGCAGGCAATGATCTCACATCAGTATCTAGCCGTTCAATGGCTTTGGTAATATTATTCAGTACCCATCCACCAAAAAAAGCAGCTAATCCCACGGCTATGTTAAATAGTTGCTGAGTTTCCATCATTACACCTTACGACTTCTGAATGTAGGCCAAAGAATAATAGGTCGGAAGATATGTACCCACGTTAGACGTAGAGGCCGCTGTAAAGCCGCCAGTGTTGCCTACCGCATAAGTGTTACCAGAGCCAACAACAAACGAATCCTGAAGGTTTGGAGTGCCGTTCTGACCGTTGCAAAGATAGTAACCAGAAGGGATTGAGCCAATAGAACCTGACCACATGATAATGCCGCCAGATGGCACTGCGCTTACAGCAGCAGTCGTTCCAATGATGCCGTAGAGGTTATCGTAGGTTTGGATTGTGGTCAGGTTTGCATCAGTCAAAACAAACTTGTAATTTGATCCTGAGGTAAACCAGATTTCTTGTGGTGGCCTGCCATCAGTACCCAATTGGATAGGGTTTGCGTTAGCAATGTTTCCGGTTTGGGTTGTGTATGTTGCTTGGGGCGTTGTAGTCCCTGCTGCATAGGTGTAAATAAAACCACCTGACAAAGGGGTTCCGTTGATGGTAAAGAATTGGAATCCGTTACCAATAGGGGATAGATTGACTGCCATATTTATTCCTTGTTTGCCATGCCGGTTAAATCAATTCTTACGGCTTCTGGTGATTTACCAATGTCAGATAGTTTTGTGCCTGCGCCAGGTTTTAAGGCTTTTGCTGTTTCTTTTTTCAATGCGCGGTTTTGGGCTGATTCACGAATCATTGTGCCAACAGGAACAAGGCCTAAACCAATTGTATTGTTTGCTCCTTTTTCTAAGCCTGACGCAATAAATTCTTTTGCACCAGCTACAAAAGTGTTGGAGTTGTTTACATAAGATCCGCGAGGTTGTGCTTGGGTATATAAACCGACATTACCCAACTTACGTAAATTGCCAGCAGTTTCAGCGTCCACTAATTGATTGAGTTTTGGCTCAATGTGTTTTAGAGCTTTGTTGTATGAAGCCTGATTAAAGTTCCCGCTACTGATTGATTTGTCTTTTAACCAATTGATCGTAGCAGCACTGACCGCTTGGTGACCCTCTGAGCCACCGCCAAGTTGCTGAACCAATGTTTCAAGATCACGTTTATTGCCGTTGATAACGTATTTGTTAATGAACTTGTCAGGGGCAATGTCATTGACCGCCGCATCATAAGCAGGGTCTTTCTTGAGAATATCAAAACGCGCTTTAGCCGCAGATCGAGCCTCATCAGCCAAAGGCTTTAACATGGCTGCATCACCGCTTAAAGGCAAGTCCTCTAAAGCCTGGCGAACAATGCTGGACGCTGCTTTAGCATTGCCATCCCCAGACCGTTCAGCCTTACGCATTTCAGCGGCAAGGTTTGTACGCATGGCTTCAAATTGCTCATACGTCATTTTTTCGCCAGCAGCAAATTTGTTCAATTGCTTTTCAATGGCAGATGGCACAAAGTCTGTTTTTAGTTCTTTAGACAATGCTTTAGCCGCATTCTGAGCAAAGGCTTGCCCGTCAATAGGAAAGTCACCGCCAGCAGCATCTTTTAGGGCTTTGTACTTTGCACCAATGTCCTTGACACGGGCATCATCAACTGCTTTATAAGAATTGATAATTGTGTCTGCATTTTCAAGATGGTTTGTGCCATATACATCAGGTGCGGCTTTGTATCTGATTTCATCAAAGTTTTCTTTAAGCGCATTATTTTGTTGATTAAAACGATCCGCATATTCAGAATTGCGCCCACGTTGATTCATTTCGTCAGACAATAATTTAACGTCTTGAGTTGCTTGTCCACGCATTAAACGAACCGGAACAGGCAAACTATCTGCTTCAAGTTGACGGTTAATCGCCGCCATGTTTGCTTCATTGGGCTTGAGCATTTTCAATTCCGCAGCCAACTCAGGAGAGGCTTGGGCAATAGCTGCCTGCAATTCTGCTTGCGTAGTAGTAGCCGCAGCGCCGCCCGAACGCATACCGCCCTTGGCTTCAAATTGCGCTTGCATTTGAGCAGGCATGATTTCTCTGTTCAAATCAGAAACCGCTTGCGGGATCTGGCGAACGCGAGCCATTGCCTGCTGACCACCAGCGGCAACCACAGGAGCCATGCCCTGTAACTCAGGCACACCCACAGGCGGCAGTTTACTAGCCTCAAATGCCCTCTGAAGGTCTTGAACGTATTGTTGGCCTTGTGCTGTGCGGGGCTGATAAGTTCCTCCAGCTTGCATTTGTTGGGCAACTTGTTGACCAGCTTGGATGCCTTCAGGCGTTCCATACTTTCCGCTAGCTAATGTACCAACCACACCGCCAATGGCGCTTACAGGGGCTGCAACAGCACCAGACAAGGCGGTTAAACCAGCTTCACCTGCACCAACAATCTTTTCACCAAGGCCGCGTTTTGCTTTTTGGAATTGCTCATACATTTGAGCCGCAACAGGCATTTCTTGTTTTGGTGGCGTTGTAGTTGTTGATTCTGTTTTAACGCCCTCTGTTGGCAGTGTATCCATCCAATCAGAAAATGTTTTGCCTTCAGGATTTGATGTTTTGCTTGGCATCATGGTCACATGGACAGGATCTTTTTTGCCTAATGGACGATGTAATCCAAATTGAGCCAAGAAAGAATCAGGCACATCTTTGCCAATGTCAACGGCATTACCTGTTTCATGCAGGCTAGTGCCAGGGGCGGCAACTGGATATTTGTTTGGTGAAGCCGCTAATCTAGTTTGTTCTTCCCGTGTTCTGAATCCACTAGTGATAGGAAGTTCTTTGCCAAATTGCTGACGATATGCGGCTTTGGCTTGTTCCAATTTGTTAGACAAATCGGGATTCAAGCCTTGTGTGTTCGGCCCTTTTTCAGTGGAGGAAACCGTATCCAAATAGTCAGCAAAAGTTGGCATTACTTAATTACTCCCATTTGCTTCGCCTGATTTCTCATTTGCAGTAATCTTGCTTTTTCTGAGGCAGACAAAGATTGCCAAAGTTTTCCAGCCTCTTCGCTTGACATTTCTTGAAACAAACGCGAGTCAGAAATCTGATTAAATTTTTGCATTTCTTGATCGTATTGTGCAGCATTTTTAGAGTAAGGCTGAAGGTAACGCGACCTAGCTTCTTTCATCTTTTCCATGCCAATCAATTGGTCTGCTACGCGGAAAAGACCTTCTTTGGTCATCTTTGTGTTCGGGCCAGCAAGTTCTGCAATGCCGCGAGCCGCATCAGTACTGCCGCCAGTTAGTTGAAGCAACTTAGTGTTCTTAGCCAGTTCGTCCGTAGAAGATGTTTCAAGAATGTTAAGAGGGATACCAATCGCTTGAGCAAGGCCAGAAAGAAACTGCTTACGTTCCCCGCCAACACCCGTAAACGATTCAGGAACGAGCTTTTTAATGTTTTGGAATATCGCTATGCGACCTGGCGCACCTTGGGCTTCAAACGTGGTTGTAGTCCAATCCTTAGATATGTTTTCAGCGCCAGCGCCGAGCATTGATGTTTGTGCTGCGCCCATACCAGTCTGAAGGTTTTGTCCACCACGTTGCGAAGTAGGGCCGACCAATCGTTTTTCGCCTGTTGCTGGATTAACAACTTCAGTAGTTGGAGGAACACCCAAGTCCATAGGTGCGCCAATATTTCTCATTGATGGTGCGCCACCAAGAGGAGATTGTTTTGTGCCAACTGGTTGAACAACATCACCCAAATTAACTGTACCTGGCTTTTCTGCAAATGCGGAAAATTGTTGCTCAGGCGACATAATGCTGTTCGCCATTAAAATTGCCGTTTGGGGCAAATGTTTTCCAGGCTCAGAACTTTTAAACATATCTGAAAATGAATCAGCCGCAGCATGATAATGGTCATCACCTGGGTGCATTTTTTTCGCCTCAGAAAATGCTTTTGCATAAACTTTGGGATCTTCAATGCCAGCATACCCCAATGAAGATGCAATGGTTGCCAAATTAGCCCTACGATCTTCCGCTAATTTGCTAACAGAACTTTCTGCTTTTGCTGCATTGTCCATTGCGTCAGTATATTTTTTAATGTAATCAGTGTGAGTCATTGGGGCCAATGTTGGCAATTTTTGCATCAGTTTGTTAGGATCAAACCGACCATTGGTCATAAAACTTTCCGGATTTCTTCGGATTTCATCTTGAATAGCCAAATTTTCTTTATTAGCTTGTTTCTTTTGGGATAAATCAATTCCACCAGATTCAACTGTTTGTTTTGAGCCTTGCAATTCAGTTTGTGCTTTTTCTAATTGAATTGGCATCAACTGCTGATTTTGATTGTAATTCTGCAATGCAGACATATTTCCAATCATGTCAGATAATGAAGTCTGCTTTGGAATACCAGCAGAATAGTTTGTGAAAAATTCAGGCATTGTTATTCCTTATGGGCCAGTTTGGAAGTAAGGGTTAATCGCCAAATTTGCATTTGTTTGAGCAGGCGCAGTATTATTTTGACCAAGCAACAAGGCAGCATTGTTAATAATGTTGTTCAAGGTGTTTGATTGATTCTGCGATTGAGCCACATTAGCACCTGCTTGAGCCGCAGCCAAACCAGTTGTGAGGTTTGTTGTGTTCGTGCCGTATGTGTTACCAGCGCCGATTGCTTGCTGATTTGCCGTGTTACCCAGACCCGCAATGCCTGACAATGTGTTGTAAATTCCAGTTCGCTGCGTGTTGTAGTTGTTAAATGCTTGCTGGTAAGCATTACCCGCATAATCTTGCGTATAACGATTCAAGCCTGTCAATGTATTACCCGACAAAGCCCCGCCGCCCACGTTTGCAGCGCGTTGGTTAGCCATTTGACCCTGACCCAACTGGAATTGATAATTAGGAGCCAGATTAGTTGTCAGGTCATTAGCATCAAATTGATGCTGAAAGTAAGGCAAGTTACTAGAAAGAGCATTAGCGCCTTGAACGCCTACATCTTGATAAGGCTTAGTAAACCCTAGCTGTTGGTTGTAAATGTCTTTTAATGTGCTTTGTGACGTTCCAGCCGCTGCATTTTGAATGTTTTGAGCGTTTGTAATTGCATTACTTGTATTGTTGCCAGTAACCAAGCCGCCAACAGTTGAACCAATTGCGGCAATTTGTCCAGCAGTCAAACCCGATAACAATCCGCTTGTTGCAGTTGAAGCCGCTGGAGTTGCTGCTGCTGTTGCCGCTGTTGCTGCTGTAGCCGCATTAGAAGTTGGCGCATTAGAAGTAGGCGCATTCGTGCCGCCAGTAACAAAAGGCGAGTTAACGCCAGTGGTTATGTTGTTTAATGCAGTGCCTAATGTTTGCCCTGTCAATGGGTTTACAGGCAAAATATTTGGCGGGTTGTTTAATCCTGTTTCATTCAAAATACCGTTAGGCGTATTAGCAGTTATTCCCGTTGCCCCATTGATGATTGGAATGTTTGCTGTTCTAGGAACAAGGCCAGTGCCGTCATTCATGTACGGCAAACTAGGGTTAAAAGTTGGAACAAAACCTGGGCCATTAGGCAATGGGCCTGGGCTTAAACTGTAATCAACAGGCGGCATATTAAAATCGCCTGTGTATGGTTGTTGAATGCCAGTGTTGATATTGTTAAGTTCAGTACCTACAGGATTAGTTGTTTGCCCACTTAAATAACCACCAATGCCGCCCAATACAGCGCCTTGGATAGGGTTGCCGCCCGTTACAGCACTGGTAAACCCACCCAAAGCAGCGCCGCCCACAACAGGGGCCATTGCTGTACTTGCACCTAGCGTAGATCCAATAGTCCCTGCCAATTCAGGGAAAGCAATCGCCAAGGCAGTGCCTGCAAAGGTTTTTGCAATAGTGCCCAAAGCGTTGCCAAAACCTTGACCCGCCGGATTAGGGTCATAAACGCTTGTGCCTGTTAAGTTTCCTTGAGCGTTATATTGATTTATGTTTGAAGGCTGATTTTGTGCCGTTGGAACTCCAGCCGCTTGCTGCAAATTACCTTGTGAATCTGTGTAAGCAATTACATCTTTGCCATTGATTTGGGTTACACCAGCATATCCATTTATGTATTGATTCCCATTTTGATCTTGGGTGTATATGGGCTGAAAATTGGAAGTATCAAAAGAAAGACTTCCATTGGAATTCGTAGGCTGAATTGCCGCAGCAGGGGTAGCCGTGTCATACGGGCCAGTAACAAATTGAGATATTGGGGTATTTGCCATTTTTTCACCTTAAACGTTGTAATAAGGCACTTTGTACGGTTTTCCGTTGACCGTTACATTGATGAAGCCTACTGGATTTGCTGGCAAAGTTCCTGACCCTGCGGTGGCCGTTGCGCTACTGCTGAAGTTTAACAAATTTAGAAAGAATTGTTGCCATGCGCGTGTAGGTCTTTTCGTTTGCCCATCCAAAAATTCAGATTGAGGGTATGGATTTATTTGCTGAGAGGTTGAAAGACCCGTTGCCATTAGTTTTCCCCTGCGCTTGATTTAAGGTTAGCTGAGACAATCACAGCATTCACAGGATCAGTAACTGCAACTTCAAAGATACGATCTCGAGCCATGCCCAAACGCCGCCAGATGGCGCGGTTTTTGTATTTACCCAATTGACCAATGCTGACCCAATATTCTTTAGACCATGTAGAGCCGCCATCATTAGACCAGCGCAACATGGCTTGAGGATTGGTGGTGGTTTGAGGATCTAGCGTAACCTGATCCGCAAGAACATAAATTGCAGTTGGTGGAATTGACAAACTTGCACTTGCGCCAAGCGAATAAACGCTGCCAATGTAGATGTTGTTCGCTGTATAAACTTGGGTAGACAATCCAGTTGTACCCACACCAGGCTGAAATTGAATCTGGAATTCGTCAAAATATTGACGCTGCATATCCGTAATCAAATGAGGAGCGCGGCGAACCCTGCGGATTGTTTGCCCATCATCCGTGTAATTGTTCCGGTCAAGCATATAAATCTTGCCGTTTTCATAGTCGCCGACCAACACCATGCCCTGAAACAAAGCATTGCAGTTACCACGGTGACGCTGAAAAATACCATCATTTCCTAAATGCAGCCATTTATGCCACATCTGGGTCGTAGAGTCATAAGCCCATGTCAGGCTTAGTGACGGAAACGTAATGACGTAAACTTCGTGGCCTTCCAATTGGTAAGTCCAAGCAATAGCATTTGAAACATCTTGATTGGTTAATGTGTTTTCAACTGCGTGAGTGGAGATCCGTTGCGGAATGTAACCGCCCATTTGCATGATTTGTGCTTGACCACGGCTGTTGCGCGAAAGGTAAGCAAACGAGTTTCCAAGACGCGCTAAAGAAAACTGCGCCCCAATGCCGTGTTGAGTAGATGTGCCTGGGATCCGTTGGAAAGGAAAAGGCACAGCGCCAACATCCGTCCAGACTTCAGATGAAGCCTCACCCATTAAATAAACTTCACGATGGTCAACGATTAAGGCGACCAGCTTATCAGGAGCCGCATCTTTTAGTGCATAGCTGGTTGAGGCTGACAACGGGCTTAAAAGGTCAGAAGCGCCCCATTCTTGAGTGCCAGGGTCGTTGTAAACAAAGTAATTGTCAACAATATCAATTGAGTTAGCGCCACTGAATGCACCATCTGTAGAAGGCAAGACGGAGAATGAAAGCGCATACATTGTGCGAGAAGCAATAGTCTGACTTGCGCTAATCGTGTATGTACCCGTTCCACCTGTACCTGTACCCAAGGCCGTAATGATTGTGTTGGCTGATATGCCTGAACCTTGGATAGTCTGCCCAACATACAAAATGCCGCTTGCAACCGCTGTGACGGTTAAGGTAGTGCCTGACATAGAGCCAGTAAAAACAGCGCCAGCAGAGGCCGTATTAAGGCCTTCAGCGGCTACTGTTTGAGACAGGTTGATCGTGTACGTTCCAGTTCCACCAGTGCCAGTGCCTAAAGCCGTAATTACTGTTTCAGAAGTTACCCCAACACCAAACAAAGCCTGACCCGCCGCAATCACCCCACTAGAGACTTGCGTAACAGTAAGGGTTGTGCCGCTGATTGAGCCTGTAAAGATTGCCGTTGAAGGGTTACCAATTCGCCATGAATAACGATAGGCTCCATCCACGATGTTGACGTTGATACCGTTGTCGGAAATGCCAACACGACCAGAACTTGAGTTAAGCAGGCCAACAACAGAAGGAGTCAGATTGGAACTTAAAACATAGACGTAAGGCCCACAGACCACAATCATTTGCGAGCCACCAGACAAGGTACGCATTCCGCGAACTTCTTGCTGGTTAGACAAAAGAACTTTAGTAGTTAACCCTGGGGTTGGGTACAGCGCCACCACCCCGCGATTACCAGGTTGCTTGAGTGGGTCAATTTCAGGAAAGAAATTGATACATTCTTGGCTTTCTTGGTAGATCGAAGGGGCTTCGTATGAGGGGCCGACAAAACCAAAATCTGGCATATTGTGTCCTTATCTAAGGAAGCCACCGGACAAAATCCAACCAGCATCTTTAGCCCTGCCCACCAGTAACGCATCTGCATATTGGGCGACTTGTTGCGGCCCCATGTTTGTGCGCTTCAATGTGGCTTTACCCTGTGCAGCAAACTTCATAATCATCTGAATTTGCGTTGGAGAGGCTTTGCCATACATAGGCATCAGGCGTTCAGCCAAACACCATCTGAGGGCCATTGAATAGCCTTGTGGGAGGACAACAGGAGCAGCTAAAGTTTCGTATCGGCTAAAAATTGTATCGGCAAAGATGTGCATCTCACCCTGAGACGGGTTAGGCCACACTGTCAAGTTTCCAGATTCTTCGCCAGCGTTAAAGTACAGCGCTTTAGGCCAAGGGCCGTTTAGCGTCTTCAAGCCAATTAGTTCATATTCTTGAAGTGACAGAACGGAGACTTGGTAATCTAGGCCACCACCATAAATAGGCTGACCGTTAGATGTTGTATTGATCCGCACGAAAGCAGAGTTAATGCTCAAAGGCTTTTGGTAGTAAGCCGTGATTGTTGTAGCGGCTACAGTCTGATAGTTATTCAGTCTGTAAGTGCCTTGTTCGTTCACGTTACCGCCTGCGCCCGTCAGGAATTGGGTAATCTTTGTTCCCGCAGCAATACCAGCACCGCTTAGGGTTTGCCCTTGGGCTACTGCGCCAGATGTGATTCCGGTAACGGTAAGAACGTTTCCGGTGATTGAACCCGTGAAAACAGCGCCAATGAAGTTGGCTGTGGATGGGTTAGGGCCGATTGTGTATTGGGTCTGACCTGGAATGATTGGGTAAATAATTTCTGTGAAGTTATAAACAATCATGTCTTCGTTTGACCACTGATCAAGCATATCGTTCAGCATATCCAAGCCATCAGCCGCTGCATCTGGGGTCGGTGTTTCTCCGGCTTCCAATGCGCCAATATCTTTCAATGCCCTAGAAATAACGTCAATAGCTGTGGTCATTGTGAGTCCTTAAACCGTGAAAGTGCCAGGCATCCAAGGAAGGCCTGTGCGCTGTGGGTTTTTCAGCGCATTTAGTTGTTTTTCTAGGTTTGATTTTATGCTACTTACGCCATCAACGATAGAGGCATCTTCAATCCATTGAACAATCATTTCTTTGGTTACTTGATCGTAAGGCGTTTGCATTACCGGACAGTCAAACACCCAATGACCTTCTGAAGAAACGGAATATTGGTCATCATTGACCGTTACTTTATAACTTGCAGAAATGATTAACCCATCCAAAGATGGGGCATCAGTAATTTCCCAAACGTAGTTCATGCCCAAGGTACTCCAGCAGCAGTCACAGGGTTTTTAAGCAATTCAATCTGTTGTGCAAGGTTTGCTTCAATAGCGGTTTTGTCTAAACCATTATTCCAGCACCAGTTCAGCACTTCTTGTTCAGTCACACTGGCGTAAGGAATGGATGGTGTTGCAGCAGCAAAGCTACAAGTCGAATAGGAAGTGGTTGTATATTCACCATCTGCTGCTGTGCAATTCCAATGGGCGCAAAAAATAAATCCTGTGGAAATGTCGTAATCAGTTTGTGAAATAACCCAATTAAATACAGTCATGCTTGCTCCAGTGCCGCGAGGCGTTTGCGTAATGATTGAAGTTCAGCAACCAAATTAGCCATTACTTCAGATGATGAAGGTTGAATACATTGATAAACAGGATTTCCTTTAGCATCTACAGCATCTTTTTTACCGCTGCCTGAATATTTAGCAACTTCCATAAATTCGTGGGCAATAAAACCCACACCTTTGCCAGATCCATCCCACCAATCCCAAGTTTTTGGCTGAAGTGCATCAACAAAAGCACCTGAATCTGTAACAGGAACAGGATTATTTTTAATCCGGTAATCAGAAGTTAAGTTATACAGAACACCTGTTGTGCCATTTAATGAAATTGATCCTGTTTCAGTTGTTCCGTTATAAAAGAATCTTTGGTATTTAGCCCCGTTGATAGGAGAATTTCTAAAGTTAAAAAGAAAAAAGGCATTACCAACTGAACCCGCAGGGTCGCTTGCCATTTGTATTAAGGGAGAAGTACCAGGACTAATGCCAAAACCACTTATTGTATTTTGGTTATATAACGTAGCTGATGTGCATCCAACTAAAAAATCTCCGGCTGTTGTGATTCGGGCAGCTTCTGTTCCATTGGTTGTAAATGTAATTACACCACCAGATGAGGGGATTGTTACATTAGAAGTTCCATTGGAAATGCTTGAACCAGAAACGGCTGACCAAGTACCATCCCCTCTCCAGTAAGTGGAAGAAGATGCGTTAGTCCCGCTATTTAGGTTAGTAACGGGCAAATTGCCTGTAACACCAGTAGTTAATGGCAAACCAGTTGCGTTGGTCAACGTCACAGATGTTGGTGTTCCTAAAACTGGCGTAACCAATGTGGGTGATGTTGATAAGACATTATTGCCTGACCCTGTAGATGTTGTAACTCCAGTTCCACCGTTTGCCACAGGCAAAGTACCTGTAACACCCGTAGATAGAGGCAAACCAGTTGCGTTTGTCAAAGTTCCCGAAGTGGGTGTCCCCAAAATGGGTGTTACCAAAGTTGGAGATGTTGACAGGACATTACTTCCAGAACCCGTAGAAGTTGTAACACCTGTGCCTCCGTTTGCAACAGGCAAAGTGCCAGTAACACCTGTGGACAAAGGTAAGCCAGTGCCATTAGTCAAAGTTACTGATGTAGGCGTACCCAAAACAGGAGTTACCAAAGTTGGCGATGTTGACAATACATTATTGCCTGATCCTGTATTGGTTATGCTCACTACGTTTTTGCTTGCATCCAATGCCAATGCAGTAGAAACAGTCAATCCAGACAATGTTACTGCGCCCGATGCCGCCAATGTTGTAAAAGCACCCGTTCCGGCGGTAGTGGCTCCAATGTTTACGCCATCCAGGATGGTAGACGTAGCGCCCAAGGAAACCGAAGTAGAGCCAATTGTTACGCTGGAATTTAGCAACTTGGCGTTAGCAATAGATCCCGCCAACATTGTGTTGGTCACCGTCCCTGTATCGCCAGAAGTAATCATGTTTCCCGTTACTGCTGGAACGCTGATCGTGAAAATGGATGCGGTGTTTGGGCCTGTCAGGTTGACTTGACCGCCGAGTGCTGCTTGAAAGACTAAAGTTCCCATGATTTTTCCTTATGGTGCTATGACAAGTTGTGAGGCTGTCAAAGCCCCTGTGCTTGGGTTAAATTTTAACTTTGTGGACGATACATATTCAGGCAAATTACCTGACGAGCCAGTTTTCCAAACAGGATACATCACCGCATTTGTGGTTGTGTCATCCGTTGTTCCAGTGTTTGTGGCGTTCGTTGCCGTTGTCGCCGATGTCGCCGTACTAGCGTTGCCCGTTAAGGCCCCTACAAAGGTCGTAGAGGTCACCGAAGTGAGTCCGGCAAAGGTAGTGACGGTAGCGCCCAAAGCGACCGCTGTAGAGCCTATCGTAACGCTTGAGTTAACCAAGGCCGCATTAGGAATGCTCGTCAGACTAGCGCCAGATCCGCTAAACCCCGTAGCTGTCAAAACTCCAGTGGACGGATTGAATTGGTATTTGGTTGATGCAACGTATTCTGTCGCCAATGTTCCAGAAGTAGACGCTGCGAACAAAGGATAACGCACTGCGTTAGTAGTTGTATCGTCTGTTACGGTAATTCCGGCAGTTGGTGTTGTCCAGGTCGGTGCGCTTGTACCGTTTGAAGTCAAAACTTGTCCGGTAGTACCGTTAGCGATAAATGAAGTAGCCCCTGCTCCGGTCTGGTAAGGGATTTGGCTTGCAATTCCACCCGCCAGATTAGTTGCGGTAGTCGCTAAACTGACGGAAAGAGTCGCAGGGTTTGTCCATGTTGGCGTTGCCGCTGCGTTAGTGGTCAGCAAATAACCCGCAGTTCCCGCAGCCAGATAAGCAGTTACGCCTGCCGACGATTGATAAGGGAATGAATATGCCGTTCCAGCCGATAGATTTGTGGCGTTCGTGGCGTTTGTTGCGTTTGTAGCTGATGCCACTGCACCGCTGACAATAGACCCCAAAATTGAGGTCAGCCAAGTGGGGTTTGAGTACGAACCAGTGGAGTAAAGGCCGTTCGTCACCGTGGCGGCATTACCCGTGATGCTGATTCCCCATGTACCCGAGGCGTTTGTGCCAGTGGTTGAAGGTGCACCAATCGTGTTGTAGCTGACAGTTAAAGCCGCAGCACCGTTAAAGGTTGATCCGGTTACACCGCCTGCGCCTCCATTATTAAAGGTGACGCTATTGGTTACGCTTCCGGCAGTTGTCGCACTTGCCGCGCTACCACCAATCGACAAACCGCTTGCAGTGCCAGTTAAACCAGTGCCAGGGCCGCTAAACTGAGTTGAGGCGGTGATGGTAGTTCCGCCGACAGTAGAGCCGCTAATGGGCGTTCCTGT